GTGAGGTCTTACGGCTGGGGTGGTGAATGGCCAGGTTCGGACTGCGGTTATCACGCACTTACCGAAAACGCCAGAAGGTACATTCACGCTCATCCCGAAGAGAACCACACGTTTGAAGACATGGTTGCCTTGGAGGTGGGAGACGAAGTATTACCAGTACTCATTGATTTGGGAAATCAAATACAATCAGGCTATGAAGTAGTAAAAGATGGCGTAGTAGACGCATACGAATGGTTGGATAAGAACGCCTGCAACATAGCGGTGACTGCAGCAATCTCGGCCGGGGTTGTTGCCTATTTTACGCCAGCACAGCCCGCAGGAGCGGCAACATCAACCTCTCTATCAATTATGGCACAGCCGCTTCTTTATGTTGCAGATATGGCAACTAAGGCTGTAATAGTAACGGCAATGAGTGAAATCATAACGGAAGGATTTCTGCTAATACCATTCGTTAGCGAGAGCATTGACCACACACTATTGAAAAACATAATCTCAAACTGTTTAGCCAAAAGTTTAGATTCAGCAGCACTGTGGGCAACGCCAGCGGGTGTTGGCATTGCAATCGGAGCAGCGGTTGCGCCTGTTATTGCAGATTTGATATGTACAAAAACCTGTCCTGAGGGATTTACCAAAGCGTTTAACGGGTAAAGAAGAATGCAGGACAAATAAGTGAAAAAGAAAATAACTAACGTCATAAACTGGATGGCAGCGATTGTTTCCACCATTGTCGTAGCAAGAATGGCTATCAAAATTAAAAAAGCAGCGGGTCACCCCAACCCTGAAATGTGGGAATGAATTGTGTGCTCGGCGCACGAAACGTAACGCCTGCCAGATTCTTCCTCTTTGCGGGCGTATCCCTGTTCCCCACATCTTTCACATATAGTAAAAGAACTTTCTTCAATAGCAATAATCAATGAATTCACTTTCATGTAGCTATCCATGTCTGTGAGATTAAAATAAAACCGCAATCCACCCATCTTTTCTTTGACCTGTGCGATTGTGTAGTTTGGGTCTTGTGCGAATAAAATATCATCGCATTCCCTTATTAGGTTCGCCCAACCATACCCGCAGTCAATCGTTGCCGGTATCCCGTCAGCAAAACGGTCAAGGATGTTTTGAAAATCAGGGTCTGAGCCTATGTTGGTGTCCATAATTAAATCCTATACTCACGTTGCGCGCCGGGCAGGATTCGAACCTGCAATCGACAGATTAGAAGTCTGTTGCCTTATCCCTTGGGCCACCGACGCTAGGGGTTTTGCTTGTTCTTTCTAGCATGATACAGATTTCTTTGCCGTTCATTTTGCTTCTCTTTGTTTTTTAGACGGTACTCGCGCTTGCATTCTTTACAAACTCTGTATTCTTTACCAATTTGTCTGCCTTGCTTCTTTACATAGACAAGAGGTTCAAACTCTTCAAAAGAGTGACCCTTCTTGCAGCCATCTTTCTTCCTATTAGAAGTTCCTTGTCTGTTTTTGTTAAACATGTCCCTTGAGTTGGCAGAATAGGTGTCGGCCCACAGGTGCTCTGGATTGACACATGCCGGAACATCGCAGGTATGACAGATTATTAAACCATCAGGGATTTCACCCTTATGGATGATATAAGAATAATGGTGGGCCGAGGTTGTCTTGCGGTTTACCGCGAAAGAACCATACCCGCGAGAGTTTGGCGCTCCAGTCCATAACCAACAGGAATCAGTCTTGTTTACCTTTTGGAAAAAACGTTCTTCGAGGGACATGTTTTTAGGCATGTGACTACTTTACCGGACAAGCTCCAGTTGCGCAATCGTCCATATCAATCTCTCCGTTGAACTTCTCTTGTACTAATGGAATGGAGAAGTCGATTTTAGAGACCATCTTTTCGTATAGTTCTTTTGTTATCTCTTCATATGGAGGGAGAACGAAGTTGTGGTCGCTGTGCAAGAGGAATGATACGGACTTCACGCTCTTGTCGTAGTTCTCAGTCAACCACTCCTGAATGCTTTTTAGCTCTTCTTTGCGGTAATAGACCGTAACGGAAACAGCATTGTCTGCCCACTCGGTTTGAACTTTCTTTACCCACTCAAGCTGCTGCACTGCTGTCATTTCGCTTGCCAAAGTTGAGCCCTCTGGAGACATGCAGGGGAATTCCACAACATAACGCGTATGGTCTTCTCGGCCATCAATGCCGATATCCCATACGACCTTGTAGCCACGCTTGCGACATGCGTCAACAAGTGGGTCTGCCGCTCCAAAACGAACGCGCCGGATGTAGTGAGGGGCAAAAGCCGGGTGAATGCCCGGAGTAACGCCTGGAAGCAGCGAGAGAGTGCCTGAAGGCTGAACCGTGGTCATTCTCACAGACTCAGGGAACCCCTTTTCCGCGGAATACTCCTTATCAAGGTCGCGTAAGTACTTGTACGCCGTATCGAGCCACGAAACCTGCTGTTCAGTTGCCTGAAGAACTCCAGTAATGCTTTGACCAAGGCGTGCATTGGCCCTGACAATAGATGTCGTCTTCTCGTACGGGTACGGGAGTCTGGTGATTTGCTTCTGCGTCATGTAAAGGAGACGCGAAAGTGACAAGAATTGCGGCAAAGATTCGATATTAGGAAGAAAAATTGTCGCGAGATTGCACGATTCTCCATCTGCAAGTGCAATTTCCGCACATGGATTAAAGCCCTCGATTGTTGCGTCTGGGCGTTTTTCGCCAAGGCGACCGTGAGTTCGTGCGAGCTTCCTATTAACTAGACCGTATGGCTCTCCCGAGCCGTCATATCCACGCCATAGTTCTGCTGGTATTTCTTCCCAGCCGTCGGCATATAGCGAATTGTTACTATTTGCTCGCCACCCAGGAATGTTTCCTGAACCCCAGTTCTTTGCTCGGAGGAAGAGAACATCGTCAGGGTCGCCCATTGCGATTTGCGCCGAACGCCTTGATGAACCGGAAACAACAATTCGACCAATGATATTGCAGATATCCAAAACATCGATTGACCTAAGCTTCTTGCCGACACGGTTATCTAAAACCTTGCAAATATCGCTAATACCATCAATGAGGGCTCCAGGTCCGGAAGCAGTACCGCCAAACGTCTTGAGAGGTGCACCAAACTCACGAATCAAAATGGTCGAATAGGTAAAGGACTTGCCGGTATCAAAGTACGACTTAAGAACGCTATGCAAAAGGCGACGCCAGCCAGTACGACTGTCTGGAACAATAATGTCAGCGTCGTTACTACGCTCCTGTGTAATAGTTACTCCACTCTTGATTCTGGGCAAGTCGTGAATCTTTGAACGCTCTACGGAAAAACCCACGCCACCGCCAAGCATCAGGTAGTCAAACAGCATTTCAAAATCTTCAACTTTTTCGATATTCGTGAAGTAGCAGTTGTTTAAAGACGCTCCGCCAAAACGTGCAACCATTCCAGTTCCTAGTTGCCACAAAGCACGCCCACTCATTGAGCAGCGCAGGTTATACATGTGGTCAAAAAGCTCTTCCGCTTCTTCGCGGGTGTAGGGAACGCCAATTTCTATTGCACCATTGACAACACGCTGAATCGTTTCGGGCCATGTTTCGATGTTGCCGTTGTCTTTTGTGCGGCTATAGGTACGGAGAAAAACAATTTCTCCCATGCCATTGAAGCCCCATGGAACGGGACGATTGGCGTAAGAAGCAACGAATTTGTCATCAATGTGGTTCATGATTTCCTGTCAGGTGGGTGGATTGAATAGTAACTAGGAAACGAGTGTAGCGCACAGATGAATAAAGAAAAAGTCGAGAGAATATAAAATTAATTTAAAAAGCCAAGTCTCCTGGCTTCGGCGATAGAAATGTTTTTGCCTTTTTTATGGACAACTATTTTTGTAACAATACCTGGCGCAATTTCTCGCTCTTCGCAATAATCCTCTTGCATACAAAACGCCAAGGAGTCATCGAGAGAAGAGTGCGTGTTGTAGCCCCAAATATCTTCCGGCAACAAACTTGCAGAATTGCCCTCACAATCGCCAGTCGGGTGACCGCAAACGGGACACGGAAGCCTGTCGGCCCGAAGAATACTAAACCCAGAATGTTTATCTTCAAATATGGACATTTCGCCAAATCCTGGGCTATCGTAAAATGCATTCACATTAATAAGTTTATCTAAATAATGCTCTGCATAATAAAACCAAAACTGGCTATTTTTGCAGCAGCATCGAGAAGGCTCTGGTCGTCGACCGATTCGCTGGGCCCCATTTGAAGAACTCTATTTAACATGTGGGGGTATTTTGTTTGTTTTGTATGGTGTTCTGCTTTTTCCGGATAAACCAGCACCTCTTTCCAGTGCACCTTGCGCCCTAACGCAATCTTGTATGGGGCGGCAACCATGGATGTAGGCGTAATATGGCCATTTTCTTCGTCAATTGACGCATGGCTAACCGTCAGGCATTCATATATGGGCAATTTGGGGTCCGAAAACGCCAAAGCTAGGTCCATATTCTTGGTTTTATGGGAGTCTAGGGAGCAGTAACCCTCCGAGACCATGGTGATGGCCGTGGCCCACATATCCTTGCGGAGTACCTTGCACACCTCTTTGCATCTTTCAAAGCGTACTTCTGGGTCCAATTTCATTGTTTCAGAGTTCATTTGAGATATCGAAATCAGTCCGTCATCCATCCACGCTAGAAAATGGATGGCCAAATCCTCCCCAACCCCATGTTCCTCGACTGCCGTATCTTTCGCCAGCTGGGCCGATGTCAGGGCAAGAGCCATTTTACTAAAATCATCCATGTATTGGTCCACGAGGCATTTTAGACAAATATTCTTCATTTCCATGGTAAACAAATAAACCGCTTTTGCAACGGCCGACACACTCATGCGCTAAGGTTGCATCATGACTGAAAGCATCAAAAAGAACCAAACAAAGACCCCCAAGAAGGCCGCCGTTAAAAAGGCTCCTGCAAAGAAAACCGCCCCCAAGAAGGCCGCCGCCAAGAAGTCCCCGGTGAAGAAGGCCGCTGCCAAGAAGGCTCCTGTGAAGAAGGCCGCGGAGAAGCAGCCCGAAGTTCAATTCGATATCTTGGATGAGCTTCGCGATGAGGTCATTGAATGGGCCGACGATTTTATTGCCGCAAATCCGAATGTAAAAGTAAATGGCAAGGTTGGAATTTTACAGACTTGGTTCCGTAAGTTCTTTAGTCGTCGCGCTAAATAACTGCGCGAGTTGCATCTTTCATAATGACAACAGAAAGACGCAGAGCCCCACGTAAAAAAATAACATCTATCGAGAAGACCGGTAGGTGGGGTCATCTTGTTTATCATCACAAACTTGAATGTGGTCATATCGACGTACGCAAAAGAGCCGCAACATCTGATGAAATAGCATGCATGTGGTGCCTTAGGGCGGAAGAACAAGATGTTGAGATTAAAAAAATGTCTGCGCCTTTAGTTCAAAATGTTTTTTATGACGACAATCTAGCTGCAGAAGAAACGCGCATTGAAAAAACCAGAGCTGCAATTGCTGCACGTATTGGCGTACCAATGGAGGCAGTGGATATTTCTTCAGAAGATGTTGCTGGTTTGCTTGTGATTCGCAGCGCAGTCGTGTATCTTTCTGCACGCGACATAGTTCGCATTGCGGGGGGAATTTAGCTCTCGCCCATACAACGGAGGTTCAATTGGAATCAGTCAGTAGGGTGGACGTAATGCCGCGAGGCGGAAAATGCACGGGACATAATCCAAATATATGGTTCCCTATGGCTGACAAATCTCAGCCTGGTCAGTTTTCTGAAAATTACAGACAGGCCAGAGCAGATACTCAAATTGCTAAACAAATATGCGGAACGTGCGAAATTAAAATTGAATGCCTCTCGTATGCTCTCTATCATGAGATGTTTGGTATTTGGGGAGGGACATCCGAGCGCGAGCGTCATAGAATGCGGAGACAAATGAACATCGTCCCCGTACCTAAGATACCATTCAACATACTCCTACCTCATTAGAAAAAGAGCGATTAGCCAATGCCTACTATTCCATCGCCAGAAACAGAAAACTTTCTAGGACTCTTGGATGGCGTGCGTAAGGCTGGCTCTGGCTGGATTGCGCGCTGTCCGTGTAGAAATGATGATTCAAATCCATCCCTATCCGTGGGACAAGGGGCGGACGGTCGTGTCCTTGTCACCTGTCATCGTGGCATGTCATGCAACGTTGACGACATATGCCAGTCTGTTGGCATTAGTGTTTCTGACTTGATGCCGAAAAAAGACGAATATGACAGGCCTTTTAAACAGGAGACGCGACAACTTCCAGCCGCAAAGAATAGAGAAACAAAAGATTTGAGTGAAAAAATTTCCCGACCACCCAAGAAACTCACCTTGACCAATACCTATGACTACACGGACGAGAATGGTCTACTTCTTTTTCAAAAACTCCGCTACATAGATGAAGACGGAAAGAAATCTTTCAGTCAGCGCAAGCCCGACGGCAAGAGTGGATGGGAATACAGCTTAGGTGATGTCCCGAAAGTCCTATACAACCTCCCTGGAGTTATCTCAGCGCGAGCATTTGATGCAACCATATGGGTGGTCGAGGGGGAGAAGGATGCAGACACACTAATTGAGGCAGGTTTCGTTGCAACGACGATGCCAGGTGGGGCTGGTAAATGGCTCGAGATACACACCGAACCCTTGAGTGGGAGCGTTGTTGAAATAGTCGCAGACAATGACGAAGTTGGTATCAAGCATGCGCTTAATGTTTGTGAGAAATTAATTGACGCTGGTTGTGACGCTCAGGTTTGGATATGTCCATCCCACAAGGACATAACCGACCACCTTTCTGCTGGAATGTCAATTGATGATTTGGTCGCCTACGAAGCGCCTCCCGTGCTCAATGATTATTCAGTTTCAGAAAATGGGTTTACGGAAGTTGAACTAACGGGAATAAAAATTAATGAGGATTTGTCGCCAGAGGACCTTGCCCTACAGAAGCTAAAGGAATTAATAGAAAGGGACGACCTCAATGTTAAGCAAAAAATTGCTAAAAGCAATCTCATATTGGCCACAGCCACCGTCTCCTTTTCGCTTGATACTGGCCGCCTAGTTCACTGGAATGATTTCCTTAAAGAGACTGATGGAGACACCTACGATTGGGTCATACCAGGACTTCTTGAGAGAAGCGAGCGTGTCATAGTCGTGGCCGCTGAGGGTGTTGGTAAGACAATGCTCGCCCGACAAGTGGCGCTCCTCTGCGCTGCAGGAATCCACCCGTTCTCTTTTCAGCCCATGCCAGCCATAAAGACGCTCACCCTCGACCTAGAAAACCCAGACAGAATTATTAGACGTACTGGTCACTCAATTGCTATGCAGGCAATGGCTTCTGGCCGAGTGACTAGACTAAATGCAGAACTATTGACCAGGCCGTCCGGAATGGACCTGCTCAAGGCAAGCGATAGGGCATCACTTGAAGAGGCCCTAGACAGGGTGCGTCCTGACTTACTAGTCATTGGCCCGCTATATAAGGCTTTCCTTGACCCAGGCGGGCGGACCTCTGAATCAATCGCCCTAGAAGTAGCAAAATATCTAGACACCATTAGGACTGTTTATAAATGTGCGCTATGGATTGAGCACCACGCCCCACTTGGCACAAGCATGACCAGCAGGGACCTGCGGCCATTTGGTTCTGCCGTGTGGTCGAGGTGGCCGGAATTTGGCATATCCCTTCAGCCAGACCCAACAGCTCTCGGCGCATATGTTTACGATGTCCGTCATTTCCGTGGTGCACGTGACGAGCGCCAATGGCCGACTAAAATAAAGAGAGGCGTCAAATTCCCGTTTGAGGTCATTGACTGGTCTAAGGCTGTAACGTGAGCGACGAAAAATCAAAACCAATTACTACTAAAGAGTTCCTCCACGAGCGCGATATGCGCATCTTCAAGATGAGGCAAGCCGGAACTTCTGTTAATGAGATAGCCCGACGATTCGGCATATCTACTCAGTCGGTAGCACGCTCAGTTCAGCGTCAATTAGAAAAAATGAACAAGGAGGCCATTCTTGCGTATCCAGAAATTCTGAGAATGGAGCTCGAACGGCTAGATAATCTCCAGCAAGCAATTTGGCCAATGACACAACATAGACGTGTCTCAATGGACGACGGAACAGAAGTGCAGGTCGAGCCAGACCTCAAGGCAATTCAACAGGTCCTATCAATCATGGACCGAAGAACAAAACTACTCGGCATGGAGCAGACAAATGTTAATGTAAATGTTGACGCAAATATCAACTCTACAATTAGGGCAACCATTGCCGGACAGCCTGGTGTAATCATGCCTGCTTCCGGCTTTGACGCTGAATCAGAAGCCAGAAAACTACTAGAACTCATGGGTATAGCAGGCGTTCTACCTGCGGAAACAGTTTCATCTATTCTTGCAAAAAATCAAAAACCTGACGACGGCATTATCGATGCTGAAGTAGTATCGGATTTAGAAGACAGGCCGATTTACAGGGATTTTGACAACAATGACCCAGGACAGTAACCCAGAAGAAGACAATATTCGTGCGGCAATGGACAAAGTGGCAGAAACAATAACGCCAACGGTCTCCCCGTTAATCAATGCTGCTGATGGCCCTGCGGATAAGCAGGTTTTAATCAGAACCAACGATTATGAACGAAATAGATGGAAAGAGGCCGCAACGCTCGAACAGGTAACTCTTTCTGCGTGGATACGGAATACCCTCAATTCAGAGGCCAAGCGTCTTCTGGAGTGTGAACACCCGCTGAACATGATGCGCTTCTACCCGTGGGCAAAAATATGCACCAAATGCGGCGCTCGCCTCAAATCCTAGGTTATTTACAATGGTATTATTTAATTAAATGTCTGTAGATAACAATGAGTTCCACATCCCCTTTGAGGAAACGCGTCGCGGTGTAGATTCAAACACCGAAGAAAAGGCCGCCCTCGGTCGGCTGGGGCGCTATTTGGGCTCCAGAGCCACAAACAGACCCACTATCGGCCAGAGGCGAAGAGGCAGGGGCGGTGGTCGAGGGGTCGAAATACCTACCGGCGGCAAGCCAGGCACACGAAACCCAACGGGCTCGCGAAGGGACGTCGATGGAGACGGCTGGGCTGACGAAGGAACCAAGAAGCCGGTATGGGTGGGGATGGGGAATACGGAGCCCGCATCAAAACCAAAGCCTCAAGCGCAAAGACAAACAGCGAAAAGAACCGAGACAGAAGTTGCCAAGAAGCTATCCAGTGGATTGGAGCAACTGTCGCCGTTAGAGCGTTACGACTATGGTCCAGTGGTTGCTGCCAAAAAAATCAAAAGCAAAGACACCGAATACAGGCTAGTCATTAGGAATGACTTTGATATTGGCATCTATCTTGAATCAGATTTCAACAAAGCACGCGACGTTTTAGTCGAGAGATTCAACAAACTTGGAGCGAACCCCTTCAACGATAAGCCATCTCCATTGGGTCCGGAGGATATCGACGACAGGGATGTTCTGAGGTTCATGCTCGACAACGATAAGACCATAAAAACCATGTCGGCCATGCAAGTATGGTCGCCCGGTGGCGGCAGTCGAACTGAAGTTTTTCAAATCAACACAAGACCCAAACACCAAAGACGTGGTCTCGCAGCAGAGATGTTCAATACACATAGGGAAACTTTCCCTGAGTTGGACCTTCAGCACAGTGATGCGTTGAGCGAGGATGGTCGAGCATTTTCAAAAGCAGTACCGGCTACGTCCAACATGGAATCCCCAGATAGGCCGTCCAGTCTTTCGTCTGGAAAAAAATATCAAGAGCTTGTCGATGCTCAGCCAGAATTAACCGAAGAAAAGTTGCGTCAGATAGACGAGCTTAATGAATTATTAAAAAGCGATTTACTTGATAGCGCCGACTCGTATAGTGAAGATACTGATGTATTTGGCACAGGAATAGATATTTTAAATGATTCACCAGAGCGTGCAGCACAAAGAAAAAGAGTGCATGATTTATTACGTGAAATTTTTAGTGGAGAAATTGAGTTAGAGGAAGACATCATCGTCACCGCTACTAATGGCGAAAAAATAAATTTAGGAAAAACTGTTGTTGTTGATGTTGCTGAATCTTTCGAAGCCCTTGGCTGGCAGGTGGAGATAGACGAAGTAAGTGAAGAAGATATACAACTAGTCCAAGACCAAACTTTTGAACCATTTCTTTCAGCCGATTCAACCGGCATTGGCCTAGCCGCAAGATTTCAATTCAAACTAACCCCCACTGCCGATGCCGCAGAACGACTAACTGCAGCCGGGGTGCCAGATGAAATGATTTGGGATGAGATGATGTCGGTTGGGCCCGGCACCCAAGGAGAAGTGCAATTTGGTCGCTCCGCAAGAATGCTTTCGTATTTTCCTGGAGATAAACCAACGGCGACGATGCAGCATGAGACTTTCTTTCTGAATTCGGAGTCTCAAGGACACGGCATAGGAAGCGCATTCAATGCAAGAAATGAAAAAATATACGAAGCTATCGGTCAATTAAAAATATTTGCAGCGGGGACGTCCAATACCGAAGAATCCATTGGGGCGACGCACTGGCCTAGAAATGGATTCACGTGGGCCGGGGAACCAGGGAAACAAACTTTTCTTGGGACAATCGCAGAAGCCCTCGATGATACTGAACAGAACTGGTTTAGTCCGGAAGAGAAATCCCGGATATCGTCATTAATACGGAAAAATCCTGATACGGGCTTATTTGAAACTGACTCAACCCCAGAAAATCTTCTCAAATTCCAACGAGCAACGGAATTATTCAAAGAAAAAGAATTGTCGATTCTTTACGTGCGTGAAGTATCCAAGAGAAAGACTCCAGCCGGCGCACTTTCCAGTGGGCGCATCGGAACCGTAAAAACAGAACCAGTCGAGATGATGCGTTCAACGGAGTTTCCGAAACTAGGTACTAAATTAATTGATTCTGGCGGTACGCCCGACCCCACCTCTAGTCAAAAACAATATATGGAATTCCCGGTTTACGAAATTGACGGGAAAAAATTTGCGTTTGGCAATACTGACTTGGGCCGATTC